TCTGCAAGGAACTCCTTCCGCAGTATATCCGCACAACGGACGAGCTTGCGAAGGACAAGCTGCTGGCGGACCGTGACAACCCGGAAGTGGCGGAGTACTTCCCGAAGATAGGCGTACAGGTTGTACAGGAAGAGACGTTCTATGTGGAACCCAAGAAAGAGAACGATGCGCAGCAGTCTGCCTGAGGAATATTACGAATACCGGCCGCATGGCAGGAGCTGGGTGGTGTACCGTATCCGGCGTGACGCCACTGGTTCCACCGGGACCAAAGTCGGGCAGTTCCTCACGAAAGAGGAAGCCCGGCGCGAGGTCTATCGGTTGAATGGCTGGAAACAATATAGATATGAGTCATTTGATGAAAATATTATTATCGATAATTAGCCAATTGCTTCTCTATTACTGATAATTGGTAATACATATCTTCGAGCATAGCTTGTTCGTAACCTGTTATCCCTTTTCCCGAGTTCTTTTTAGACTCTAACGTTTGAATTTGCAATTTTATAGATTTTCTATTTCTAAGTAAAATATTAATGTCGCTCATAAATTAAAATATTAATGGGTTTATGTCGCAAATATACAAATAATTATGATAATAGCGTGGTTCTCATGCGGTGTAACATCCGCAGTAGCTTGTAAGATAGCACTAAGCCTGTATGACGGTGTGCAGATTTACTATATTGAAACTGGCTCCGGGCATCCCGATAACACCCGCTTCCTCTCTGATTGTGAAAAGTGGTACGGTCAGTCTATCCACATTATCCGAAGCGACAAGTACACCTGTGTGTCTGATGTGTTGCGAAAGGGGTATATTAACGGTGCACATGGTGCTGCTTGTACTCTTGAACTGAAAAAGAAAGTCCGGTACAAGTTGGAAAAAGAGTTGAAAGAATGGGACGGGCAAGTATGGGGCTTCGATTTTGACCCAAAAGAGATTAACCGGGCTATCCGCTTAAAACAACAATATCCGGGCACAAAACCATTGTTCCCGCTTATCGAAAGACAGATAACAAAGCCGGATGCCTTGGGGATGCTTTGGAAAGCAGGAATAAAACAACCGGTTATGTATTCTATGGGGTACAATAACAATAACTGCATAGGTTGTGTAAAAGGTGGAATGGGCTATTGGAATAAAATCCGAAAGGACTTCCCGGAAGTGTTTGCTCAAATGGCGCAGATTGAACGTGATGTAGGCGCAACGTGCCTAAAGGATAAAGGCGGGCGCATCTTCCTTGATGAACTACCAACATGGCGAGGTGACCCAGTGGAAGAGATTATACCGGACTGCTCTCTTATCTGCCAAATAGAGTTTCAAGAGATAATTGATAGGCAGGTAGAGCGAATTTTGAAAGGGGAAATTAGTATTAACGATGTAGCCTAATTAGGCTCAAAACAAGAAAGAAAGGAACATTTATGGCATTTTTAGCAGTAAACAGAAATGGGGAGGAGTTAGTATTTAATGACCTCCCTACTTATGACAGAGTAGAAGATACATGGAAGGTCAATTGTACAAGAGAGGAACTTGTTTATGATGACCCGCATGATTTTTCAGCCGGGCATCATTGTGAAGAAGTGGATGATAGCGACTATGGTGTCACACTGCCTAAAGGTACAATCAAGAAAATTATAGGTAATCAGCTGTCATTCGCGGACAATCCGGTAGAAATATGCTAATAACTAAATAAGAAAGAATAATGGCAAAGATAACTTACAAATCAAACATTCCCAATGACAAGCCTCTTTGGCTTCTCAAGCTTCAACTGGCGGTCAGCCGGCTGGATGCCACGGGATTGAAAGGAAATGAGCGGGATTTCCGTAACCTGAAATCATTCATCGACGCCGAAATCCGTTCGTTAATGGGAAAAGGCGACATCCGCCGCAGCTTTGTGGAAACCGAACTCCGGCAGGATGAAAGCAGGACGGTGATACATATCTTCCGCAACCACATAATTGTCCAAACCTATTATATCGAAGCATGAGTGAGAAGAAAGACATATTGGTACTCAATTCCCCGAACTTTGGTACCGGTAAAGAAACCATAGGCTACTATATGGGGTATGCCTGTGGTTACTGTCACGGTAACGGCTGGTTCTGGAATCCTGAAATTATCCATGAACGGGTAAAGATACCCTGTCCGAGATGTGGCGGAACCGGACATGTAAAAGGTATCGTTACAGTGGAATGGGTTCCGGACGGGGAAGTGAAAGCCTGTTTCAGCAAAAAGCAGGAAATATGACACCGCATATCCCGATAAACTATATCGTCCAGATAGACAACTTCCATCTGGGCGAATTCATCTTCTACTGGAACTACTACGGCCAGCCCTGCTCACTTCTTCTGCAGAAGCCCAAGACGGAGGGCCTTACCGCCATCAGGCTGGTGGTCGACAGTGACGAAGCCGCCAGCTTCCTTTTATAGACCTGAATGTAAATGAGGACGGGTATTGCAGTTATTATCAACAGGCAGAGTGAAACAGTACCGTTTAAGCCCCGTAAAGAAGAGCAGCCGCTACAAGTACTCTTGTAACGGCTGCTTTATTTTCCTGCCTTAGAAAGCGCCGTAATATTTGATATGGCGCTCTTTGTTGCATATATGTGTCATACTACGTATCTTTGTATCAGGTTTTCAGAGTATTCAGGGGTTACAATTCATTTTTTCAGGATATGGGCAGTCAGTTAGAACTTTTTCCATGCGGCAAGCTCGGTTTCAACGAACGGTGCGGCAAGCTTTCAAGCACTCCGTTGCGTCGCAGCGCTGCCAGTCGCGGCGAGCGTATCCGCCTGCGTAACCGTGTGATGACAGCCCGTTTGTACTACTGGCGCGAGATTATGCGCCGCCGTCTTGACGACGTAATGATCATCCTCGCGGAAAACGAGTTCTTCGTCGACGAGCGTACCATCAACAACGCCTGGCTTGAATGCGCCGATTTCTTCGAATGGCTCTGCAGCACCCATGCCACTGTCCGCCAGCTCCGCCGTATGTTTCCCAGTTGGAAATGGTAGTCTATATATTATCTATAAAATCGGCTATATATACAACCTCATAGACTTTGAGCCCGTCCGGTCTCTTCTGTGGCCTGCACCGCGCTCTTCTGAATGACTTGGCGCAGTTCTCCATTTTGAATCCCTGTACCGCCCTATGCAGCGCTTCTACCATATCGAGCCTTGCGAAAGCCGTCTCCTGCACCTGCAGGGGCTTGTTCACATTGAACGAAGCACAGTCGTTAAAGCCGATTTTCAGCTCCAGGGAAACCTGTACACGCTGCATTCCGGGATGTGCCGCCGACATGTTTTCCGCTCCCGGATAGCTGAGTTCCACCAGGCAGCACGGGAATGCCACAGGCGGCCGGCTGTCCTGAAAATCCAGCTGCCCCTCGTCGGCATCCACCCAGCGCAGTTCCGGCACTTTTTCACGAATACGTTCCATTACAGTTTTCAAGATTTCCTTTTTCATCGTTCCATTGCATTTTTAAACAGTTGTTCCACATCTTTTTTTATGAGCGTTTCCAATTCACGGCTTTCTCCCATGAACCGGCGGCGAGGTATCAGCATTTTCCGGGCGTGCTGTTTCACCACATACGGCTTTCCTTTCCGGGACACGCGCTCATGGCTTCTTACCACTACGCTGCCGGAGAATCCCTCGTTATGGGCACGTGCATAAGGTACCCTGTCGCCTCCGGCGGTAATGACTACCCTGCGGGCGCTGATCTCGTCAATATCGATGCTCTTGCGTAATGCCCCGCTTTGTACGAGTAGCGTCCCCCTTCCGGGTCTGTATCTTTTACTCCATGTCTGCCATGGTTCCCCGTCAAACGCCTTTTCCGAGAAACGTTCCAGAAAATACCGTTTTGCCGTGGAAGCCACCGCTTCAGGCACTGCCTCTATGGCTTCTTTCACCTTTTGTTCCAATTCCTTGCTGAAATCCATTGTCTTACGCTTTAAAATGGTTATATTTGCATCGAAGTCCTGTCCTGACGGGGAGACAACACGTATCCAACACCCCGGGGGTGCAAGGGGGATTTGCAAGGTCTGAGAATCGACAGCGCCAGGCAGGATCAGCCCCAAGAAGGAGTGCGACACCGGCTATCCAATCCGGACGGGCGGAGAAACGACGGAATCGTTTCACCTTTACGGTTCGGACGGACGCGAGGATGCACTCCGACGCTTTTTTATCAGCAACCCCCTGCGGCGTTTGTCCCATATCTCCTTTTTAAGGTTTACTTTCCGGTTTTCCGGTGTATGTGTCTGCATGACATACCAGGTCTTCAGCACCAGCTTTTCCCCCTCTATCCGGTAGTTTACGGCCAGTACCTCATCCCTGTAGTATTTCAACAGGCAATAGGTATCAAGCAGGTCATGCTTTATCTCATCGTTGAGCCACACCTCGTCCGGAGCGTGAAGGGTTTCCAGCATGGCATCCCAGTATTTTATGCGGTTATCCCGTCCCTTGCCTGCAGTATGGCTGTCGAACTGTTTCTTCTCAACAACCACCTTCCGGCCATCATAATCTGTCAGTACGATTCTTCCGTCTTCAGCGTATGTTTCCCATACCTCCTGTTCACTCCGCTCACTGGCAGGGATATTCCCGGAAGCATCCCTCTTCATGGCCTGTACCCCGGGCAGGTTCCAGCGTTCGGCTGTCATGTCCTTCAGATAGGACGAAGCCTGCTGCGGGAACTTGCGGATGTACATCTGGTCGGCGGTGAATATCCGTGCCGAGTCACAGCGGTTCACTCCCCAGCCTTGTGCCTCGCCCTTTTTCCATTCGGCAGTTTTCAGGAAGTCGTCCACGCGCCGGCGCATCTCTTCAAGATCGACCTTTACCTGGTGTTTCATCCGTCCGGTCACGAGACACCTGCAGGCCCAACCGTTCGGCGGGTATATTTTGTTCCATCTCGGGTCATTTTCGGGCAGGATGACCCCATGAAGTTTCATGTGTTCCTCACGTACCCTGCCGTCATTCACCGTCAGGTACTCCCAGAAAGGATATACCTTTTTCTTGGTCCGTAATTTCCGGTAGGTAGACATACCCTCAGCCGTGAGCACCGCCGTTTCGTATTCCGTCCTCTGCCAGGTTTTGTTAAACACTTCGGTGGTTTCCTTTGCCCTGCGGTGAAACTCACTAAAGCTCCCGCTTTCCCGGAATAGCCTGTTCAGTTCCTGTATTTCCGCCAGCGTCTTGGCAGCGGAGAAATGGAACAGGTTCTGCTCCGCCGCCATACGGAACAGGTCATCCGACAACTTGTAGCCCACGTCCACATCGGCATTTCTCGGTCCTTCTTCAAATGCCGTTCGAACAGCCTTTAAAAAGTCTTCGGCAAAGAACCGGAAAAGCTCCGGACTGAAACCGGCCAGTTCACCGTTCCATACGGCAGCGATGAGCCTTTCATCCAAAGGAGACGTATCACTCATGCGGATTATGCCAGCCCCGCCCGGATGCGGGGCCGCCAC